ACGACGTCAGCCGTTATTACTGTGGCGCTCCCTGCAGCTGCTTCTACAGGAGATGAAGTTACAATTATAGATTCATATGGTACTTTTCAATCTAACAATCTAACCGTAGACCGAAATGGCTTAAAAATTAATAGTGGAACTTCTAATTTAACCTTAAGCAATAACGGTCAATCCCTTACATTAGTCTATGTAGATGCTACTCGAGGGTGGGTGTACAAGACTAATTATACTTCATAGGAGCTACATTTATGGCTCTCTTTGAAATGAAATTTCAGCCGGGTGTCGATAAGCAGGACACTGCTGTCGGAGCTACGGATCGATGGGTTGATTCAGACAATGTTAGGTTTAGATATAATCTTCCTGAAAAAGTAGGAGGATGGTCTTCTTTACTTACAGACACTATTGTAGGAGTTGCTAGAAAGCAACACGCATTCGTAGATACAGATGGCAATAAATATGTGGCCATTGGTACTGATAAATTTTTACTTATATATTTTGAAGGAACTCTTTACGATATAACTCCTTGGCGTTCTGATAATGCTGGGGCTCAAACTGAATTTACTGGTTCAACATTAGCAACAGATAGTACTACTACTAAGCAATGTACAATCACTACCTCATCAAATCATAGTCTAGAAGTAGGAGATATTATTGTTTTAAACACTGTCACCCTACCTGGTGGTACGGGGTTACTTGCTACGCAGTTCGAAGATAAAAAATTTCAAGTTTTAAGTGTTCCAACTTCTGTAACTTTTACTATCAACTCTTCAAACCAAGCTTCTTCTGTCGTTGCAACAGGTGGAAGCATGAAGGTTCAACCTTATGCAACAGTAGGCCCCGCAGCTCAAACTTATGGCTATGGGTTTGGTGTTGGTAGTTATGGTGGAACAATTCTTGGAGCTCAAACGGATAACTTAGATGGAGCTTTAAATGCGGATACAGCTGGTACAGGTGGATCAGGAACAAGTATTACTTTAGACTCAACTACTGGATTTACTTCAACAAATGGAACTATTTTAGTTGATAGTGAATTAATTAAATACACTGCTATTTCATCAAATGATTTAACAACTATTACTAGAGGAGCTTACGGAACCGCAACTACTGGAACTTCAAATGGACAAGCTCACAGTGATGGTGCACAAGTTTTTGATGCAACCAATTATACTCAATGGGGAAATGCAGTTAATGCTTCTGACGTTACACTGGAACCAGGTCTCTGGTCTCTAAGTAACTGGGGAGAAGTTTTAGTTGCAACTATTGCAAATGGGAAAACTTATACATGGAACTCTGGAATTAGTGGATCAGCAAGATTTACCAACAGGGCTTCAATGATAACTACTAGTTATGTAACAGCAATTAGTGGAAGCAATGGTAATCCTACCGCTAGTAGATTAACTCTAGTTTCTCCAACAACTCGACACTTAATTCATTTCGGAACTGAAACAATTATTGGAACAGACTCTAGTCAAGATGATCTGTTTATTAGATTCTCGGATCAAGAAGCTATTAATACCTTTGCTCCAACAGCCGATAATAGTGCTGGTACCCAAAGACTTCAAGATGGAACAAAAATTATGGGTGCTATTAAAGGAAAAGAAAATATTTTAGTCTGGACCGACAATGCTCTCTACTCTATGAAATTTGTAGGAGCACCTTTTACCTTTGGCTTTGAACAAGTTGGTACAAACTGTGGATTGATTGGACAGAATGCATGCTGTGAAATTGATGGTGTGGCTTACTGGATGGGAAACAATGGTTTCTTCTCCTTTGACGGTACCGTTAATTCATTATCTTGTTCAGTAGAAGATTATGTTTACAGCGACTTTGATACCACTAAAGGTCAACAAGTATATGCTGGTATCAATAACTTATTTACAGAAGTAATTTGGTATTATCCAAGTTCTGGTGAAACCTACAATGACAGATATGTCGTATATAATTATGGAGAAAAAACTCAACTGCCTACAGGAGTCTGGTATACAGGAACCAATACTAATTCTATTAGAACCACATGGATTGATTCTATTGTGTATCCTAACCCATATGCAACTCAATTTAATAGTTCGGCAACAGGGACTTTTCCAAGTATCATTGGTGAAACAGGATTAGGTCAAACTGTTTACTTTCAACAAGAAACTGGAACTGATCAATTAAATCCTGATGGATCCACTACTGCTTTAACTTCTTCTCTTCAATCTTATGATTTTGCTATTCAAACAGATAAAGGGCTGGGAGAATATTTTTTAGCGATGAGAAGATTCATTCCTGATTTTAAAACTTTAACTGGTACAGCTAAAGTAACAATAGGATTAAAAAATTTTCCTTCCTCTTCAACAACAGATAGTACCTTAAGTCCTTTTAGTGTGCTGTCTAGTTCTACACAATTTAATACTCGAGCTAGAGGAAGATATGCAAGTGTTAAAATAGAGAACGAAAGCGCTGGTGAAGACTGGAGATATGGTACTTTCCAAGTCGATGTTCAAGCGGATGGGAGAAGATAATGGCTAAAATAGTAGTAAGATTACCAGAACCTAGAAAAGAATATACAGAAGATAACCAACGACAAATTAACAGAGCTATTAGTTCTGTTATAGAACAACTTAATTCAACATACATGCAACCTGATAAGGACGATCAAGAAAGGTTTAATTTCTTTTTAAGCTAATGGCAAACGTATATAAAAATATTCAAGCAAAAATTACTTCTGCAGGGTCATACGATGATATGTATGAAACACCAACCGAGACTACTTCATTAGTCAAAAGTGTTAAATTATTTAATACTCATGGTTCAGCTCTAGACGTAGATATTAAAGTATATGACTCTTCATCTAGTACGGATTACGAATGGGATAAGGTAAGTGTGGATGCTAGTGGAAGCGTTGATTTATTAACGTTTAATAACATCATCATCCTAGAGGCGGGTGACAAATTAAAGATGCAATGTGCCACAGGAAATGTTATAAAAATGACGGCCTCAATATTACAAACGAGCAGATCATAGGAGAATTATGCCATTTATAGAACAAGAAGCAAAGAGTGAATATAAGGAAATTGAGGGTAAAAAAGTACATGTTATTACCCCTGAAGTAGAGATTACATTAACTAATACTGCAACAGGTCAAGAGTATATGTCAGACAAAGAAGCTGATGACGATGTCGATAACCCATCTACAGACACTAAAAGAGAGCATATTCGAAGAGACGTGCATATAAAAGTGGCCGCTATTAAACTAGGGGCGGATACCGGTAAGGTATAAGATATTGACGATGAACAAAAAAACAAGTAAAGTGATAGGTTCAGGTGTAATCCCTGCGATTTTCATATATAATCATACATTAAGGAATTAGAAATTATGCCAACTCCAACAGGAATTAAACAGATAGGTAAACCAGGAGGTTTAGTTGAACCTGGTATACAAAAATATGGAATACTAGAGTTTGTAGCCGAGAATTGGCAAGACCTCGCTAAAGTAGGAACGGCAGCAGTATCCACATATGCATCCTATCAGGATCAAAAAAAGAAAAACGAGATGCAACAAGCAGCTTATGATGACTATATGAGACAAGTAGAAGCAGCAGGTGAGGAGGCACGAGCAGCCATTGATATAAACTATACCCCTATGACAGTATCAGGAGTACCTACAACTAAAGCTGATGTTACAGATTTTACTGCAGTTGCAGCTAGAGGGGGTTTAATGAATTTACCTCAAAGAAAGAAATATTATAGCGGAACTGGCGAAGACGAAGTCATGGAATTTGATGAAGAATCAATTACTCCATTCGGCCTTCAACAAGAAACAGGAATTGATCTTACTGGCGAACAAGTTTTTTATGACACAGGAGATGATAAAACAAATGCACAAAATGTATGGAGTTCAGGAACAATAAATCAAGACAATTATATAGATTTTAATGAGTTCTTTCTAAGTGGTGACTGGATGGATTATATTAGTAAAGCACCTGCTACAGAAAACATGCAGATGGCTTCTCATGAAGGGAATGACGCATTCTTAGAAAATAGATATCAAGAATTAGTGGAAATGAATTTATCTCCAGCAGAAGCAGCTGCACAAGCTGAAAAAGAATTAAGTTCAGGTGATGTCCCAGGGCCTATGGCTACTGGTGGTATCGCAGGTTTGAGACACGGTGGAAGACCTGGGTATAACATAGGAATTGGACCAGTTACAGCTGATGCTGAGGCAGTAGCTTCTAACATTACTTCACAACAAGATGACGGAACCGAAGGATGGGGAGAGGCAGATTTGATGGGAACATCAGATTATTTTGTTCCTCCTTTAAAAAATGAACCTACTTCTTTAGAAGAAGTAATAGAGATCGCTAAAAGAGTACGGGTTCCAGGCAATCCATTTTTTATATGGGACACAATGAAAAAGATGGGTGTAGGATTTTCAGAAGCTATTGAAATTGTAAAAAATAAATTTGGAGGAGAAGAAGTTATAGAAGAATCTGAAGGTATTGAACGTTTTAAAAAAGGCGGAAGAATTAAAAAAGCTCCTGGAGGTATCATGAATCTAGGAGGATTAGAAAAAGATTATAGAACGACTGGTGGCTTTG